AGAGATGGGAGGATACAAGATCCTCAATGATGCATTTCACGATGCACTCGTCAAGAAACAAGGTATTGTCAAAGTCTATTGGGAAAACTACCAAGAAGGTAAAACATTTACCTACGAAAACTTAAACGATGACGAATTTGCTCTGATTGTGAATGAAGATGACATAGAGGTCATTGAGCACAGTGAATCCGTTGAGATGACCGTTGATCAGATGGGCATGGAGATAGAAAACAGGAATCACTCCATAAAAATAGTCAAGCAGTTCGATAAAGGTAAGCTCTGTGTTGAATCCGTTCCTCCAGAAGAGTTCTTTATTGATCGTAACGCCAGAAATGTAGACGATGCTTATGTCGTTGCACACAGAACCGAGATGAGAGTCGGTGACCTAGTAACGATGGGATTTGACTTTGATGAAGTCGTTGATCTAGGTGGTCTTAATAATAATGACTCTATAACCGATGAGGAAGAGTTCGCAAGACGTGGCTATATGCCAGACAGAGAAGAAGAAGATTACAGCGATCCATCCATGAAGATGGTTCTGGTCACTGAAGCCTACATGAAGATGGATATCGAAGGCGCAGGGATCCCCATGATGTATAAGTTCATTCTAGGTGGTCCTTCTTACAAACTATTAGACTATGAGCCATGTGATGGAAGTCCATTCGCTGTCTTTGAATGCGACCCAGAACCTCATGCATTTTATGGTCGTTCTGTCGCTGACTTGATCGTCAATGATCAAGATGCAGCCACAGCTATGATGAGAAGCGTTTTAGATAACGTAGCTTTGACAAACAATCCTCAACTCGCAGTAGTAGAAGATTTAGTCAATATGGACGATGTACTGAATAATGAGATTGGTGCTATTGTTCGTATGAAGCAAATGGGCTCTGTACAGCCATTAGCAGTGCCATTTATCGCTGGAACCACACTTCCAGCACTTCAGTATTTAGATGATCAGATTGAACAAAAAACAGGCGTATCTAGAGCCTCTTTAGGCTTAGATCCAGACGCTCTACAGAACACCACTGCAACCGCTGTAGCGACCACTGTCCAAGCAGCTGCTGGTCAGGTAGAAGTCATCGCAAGAAACTTTGCAGAAGGTGGTATGAAACAGTTATTCAAACTGATGCTTCATGAGGTGATTAAGAATGAATCTGACGAAACCTTCATGAGGCTCAATGGTCAGTTTATTCCTGTCGATCCTAGAGTCTGGAACACTAATATGGACATTTCTATCAATGTAGGTCTGGGCACAGGTAAAGAGGACATGAAGATGGCTTCATTGAATCAAGCTCTACAAATGCAAATGCAAGTCTATCAAGGCTACGGACCAAATAACGGTTTAGTCACACTAACGCAAATCAGAAATACGTTAGCTGATATGTTAGCTTTGGGTGGACTAAGAAACTCAGACCGATACTTCATGCCAATGACACCAGAGTACGAGCAAATGTTAATGCAACAAGCGCAACAAGCACAACAGATGCAAGCACAACAACAAATCGATCCAAATCAGGCTTACTTACAGGCTGAACAGATGAAGGCTCAAGCAAAAGCTCAAAGCGATATGATGAAAGCACAACTTGAAGTACAAAAAGCCGTTGCTAAAGATGATTTAGAAAGAGACAAGATGGATCAAGACTTGATTATCAAAGGTGCAGAATTATTAGGTAAATATCAGAAAGATGTGGATGTTGCTAGGATTAAAGACCTACAAAGGCAACCCAGAACATTCGGACAATAGATGGATATTAAACAGAAAGCGGCTAATGCTAGAACGCTATTAGCTAACGAAACATTTAAGGACGTTCTCGAAAGCATCAAGAACGACCAGATTAAAGTATTCTTAAACAGCGGTGTCCAAGATACCGTTGTAAGGGAAGAGGCGCATTCAATTGTGAATGCAATTAACAAAATCGAGCACTATCTCCAATCATGTATCAATGACGAGAAAATGCTTGATAAAAAAACTAACTAACTAAGGAGAATCAGCACCGATGGAAGCGCAACCAATATCGACTGAACAATTAGAAGAAATAAAAATAGACGGATCCAATATGGATTCAATTGCTAACAGTCTTTTACAGACTAGCAAACAGGATACAACTAAAGATAGTGACAACCCTGAAGAGGAATCACAAGAATTATCGGAAGAGGTATCCGTAGAAGAAGATGACTCAGAAGAGCTAGAAAATGAGGCACAAGCTGAAGATGATAGCGAAGATGAGGATTCAGAAGCGGAAGAAGCGGAAACTGAAGAGGCAGATTATCAGGAACTTTTTACTGTCAAGGTTGACGGTCGTGAACAAGAAGTAACCCTAGATGATCTAAAGCGATCTTATAGTGGTCAGGCTTACATCCAACAAGGAATGCAACAGGCGGCAGAACAGAAAAAACAAGCTGAGGAAGCCTATGTCGCACTCCAGAATGAGAGACAACAACTCAATCAATTGCTTAATCAGATTAATTCTGGGCAAGTATTGAGTCCTCCTAAAGAACCTGATCAGGCTCTCTTTAAGAAAGATCCTATCGGTTACATGGAGGCTAAGATGAAATATGATGGCGAAATGAAATCGTTTAATGAGCAACAGTCTCAGTTACAACAATTTCAAGCGCAACAGAATCAGCAAATGCAACAAGCTATGCAGCTTCATTTGCAAGAGGAAGTGCAAAAGCTATCAGAAAAAATGCCTGAGTTTAAGGATAGTAAAAAGGCAGACGAAATTAAGAAAAATCTGTTGGACTATGGGCAGAGCATTGGTTATTCATCTGATGAATTAAACAATGTGATGGATCATCGTGCATTGATCGTACTTAATAAAGCGAGACTTTACGATCAGCTTAACGCTAATAAGCCCAAAGCTCAAAGTAAAGCTAAGAATGCCAGACCTATGCTGAAATCAGGTGTTAAGAAATCATCCAGTACACAAAGCCAAAAAGCAAAAGAACAAGCTGTCTCTCGTATGAGGAAAACTGGGAGCATCGATGATGTTGCTAGTTTTTTAATAAGCTAACTTTTAACCTATGAGGTGATAATATGGGTGTTTCAACAAACACAAACGAAACCTACGATGTCACGACTTTAAGGGAAGATCTACAGGATGCTTTGATTTCAATTTCTCCTACGGATACCCCTTTCATGTCAGCCATCGGAACCAAGAACGTAAAAAATACTTACTTTGAGTGGGCAACAGTAGACCTCGCTTCAGCAGACAGCTCTAACCGAGTTATTGAAGGCGAAGCTGCTCCAGCTAACGATGCTGCGACCAATGGCGTCAGACGTGGTAACTACACACAAATCTCTGACAAAGTAGTCGAGGTATCAGATACAGCAGAAGCAGTAAATGGTGCTGGTAATGCTCAAACATTAGCAAAGCAAGTTGCTTACAAGCTAAAAGAACTAAAAAGAGATATGGAAACCATGTTGACTGCAAACGTTGCAGCTTCAGCAGGTGCTTCAGGCACAGCTCGTCAAACAGCAGGTTTACCTGCCTTTCTCACCAGTAACACTGCTGGTGGTTCTGGCTTTGCTGTTGGTACTACTTCAGGCTCAGGTGCTTCTGGTTACCCAGATGCAGCTGCTACTGATGGTACAAAGAGAGATATCACAGAAGCTATCCTAAAAAGCGTTATCGCTAGTTGTTGGGATGCTGGTGCTGAGCCAAGCATTGTGCTTTGCGGTTCTTTCAACAAGCAAGAAATCTCTACCTTTACAGGTAATGCTACTAAATACAAAGATATCACTGATAAAACATTATCAGCTGCTATCGATGTATACGTGTCAGACTTTGGTGAATTGACAATCGTTCCTTCACGATTCCATCGTGCAAGAGACGTATTTGTCTTAGATCCTAACTACGCAAGAGTATGCTACTTGAAAACTGCATCACAAAAACCATTAGCTAGAACTGGTCACTCTGAAAGAAGATTGATTTCAGTTGAGTATGGTTTGCAGGTTGATAACGAAGCTGCACACGGCTTTGTTGCAGACTGCTCAACTTCTTAATTGAAGTAATGACGAGGGGAGCCTTCGGGTTCCCCTTTTCTAAAGCATGAAACCGACACTATTAAACGCATTGTTAGGCTCAGTATCAAGAGCTACGCCAGAACAGGAAAGAGAGTTCTTTAGGACTCATCCATATTATGGCGAGCTCAAAGACAATACTGTTTATATCAATGAGGATCGTTTAAGAAGGGAAGGTAGCAGAGGGAATTTTGTTCAAGATATGTATCTTGGCGAGGCTTTGCATAATTTGAAAAATGTTTTGCCTAATGAATACAATGCGCTTTATGAAGCTGCACAAAATGATCCAGCAGTTCAATCATGGAAAAAAAGATCTTATGATTTTGCTAAAAAGTCTGGAGAGGCTCAAGGCAGAAGCATGGATGATTGGTGGAATGAAAGCAGATTTGACCAAGTTGTAGGTGGATATTTGTTTGGCGGTCCTAATGCAAATGTTAATACTATGCGAAATTGGGATAGGGACAGATTGCCTTTTGGTCGAGAATTTAGAAATGCATTAAATTCATTTGAGCAAAGTCTAGGATTATTAAATCAAGATTATACTGGAACAGAAAGAATGTTAAGGGAGCGTGGGATACCTACACAAAGAGGTCCATCTCTAATGAACTACGGATTATTATCAACAATAAGGGATATCAATGAGCGAAATTAAAGAAACAATGATTGAACAAGATAACAAACTTCATATTGTGAGAACACAAGAAGTGGGTGACATCTTAAAAGCTAACAAAAGAGCGCAAGATGATGCGCCTAGTATGTACGGAGACGCTAAATTTAGATTTGTAGGTCGTATCCCTTTTGTGATTGCTGAGCAATGGCAAAAAGAGTGCGGTGCTGGTATTGGAACGCAAGAATTTACTCAGTACGTTAAAAGGAAACTAAAAGATTCTGATAACGCTTATCTTAGAGTTAAAAAGTGGTAAATGAAAGACGATAACACGATATTGAAGATTCATGTTGGATATGTATTAGTCATACTGGTACTGATGATGTTCTCATCGGTAGTTTATGGTCAGGATGATAGCGGTAGCACTACAACTGTTAATACAAATAATTCTACAGATACAACATATACTGGAACATCGGATAACACGAACACAAACACTAATACCAACACGAATACTAATACTTCGACCAGTACATCTACTAATACCAATACTAATAACAATACGTCAACGGTAGACAGCACTTCAGAAAATACTAACTACAATGAGAACATTAACGTCTCAGAGTCAGACAGTACGATCAATCAATACAGCGAATCGTCTAGTGAAAACTACAGCGAAAACTATAACGAGAACGTCAACACGAATAATAACAACAGTACCAGTAATTCTACTAGCAGACAGTACGTTTACTCACCGCCTTCAAGTGCCATAGCACCGAGTATAGGCTCAAGTTACTCACAAGACCTATGCACAACAGGTGTCTCAGGTGCAGTACAAACACAGGTGATAGGTGTAGCCAGTGGTCGGTCTGTTACAGATGAAAACTGTGAGCGTATTAAACTCAGTAAAACACTTTTCGATATGGGTATGCGTGTTGCAGCGGTAAGCCTTATGTGCCAAGACGAAAGAGTCTTTAGTGCAATGGAAATGGCTGGAACTCCTTGTCCCTATGAAGGCAGTATTGGTACAGAAGCACAAGCAGGTTGGGAATCAAACCCAGAACGCAGACCAGACTACGAAGATTACTTAGAACGACAACGCCAAGCATTTATGGATAACTGTTTGCTTGAGGAAACTGAGAGACAATGCAGAAGAAACTGGTCGGACTTGCAGGGTTAATACCTTTTCTTTTATTTGCAGAAGAACCAGAGATTATTGAACATAATCTACCTGACGATGGCTTTGTTCAAATAGATTTACAGTTCTCGTTTCCTTACAAGGGTAATCTTTATACCACAACCTTCATGGGTTCTAATGGCGTATTGATGCTTATGGACCCTACAGGCACAAGTGGTCAATGGTCTTACTGCTGTAATGGTCAAGAGCTTAGTAGTAGTTATGCTCCTAGCTTTGTCATCATGCCTTTATGGACTGACCTTATTAATTATAACAACGAAGGTAAGTTCTACACACAAGGTAATGACGAGTGGCAACGCTATATGTGGTACAACCTTAGCGAGTATTACTACAATAACTGGGATAATAAGAATACTTTTGGCACAGAACTTGATTATCTAGGCAATATTAGTTTCTTTTACGAACAGTTACACGTAACAGGTCACCATGTAACCATTGGTTATACAGGTGATTTAACAGAAGATTCGTCAGACTACACCCAATACTATTACGATTATGGCATCTCTATAGATGATGTAGAAGTGGATGAGAACTACGAACTTAAAATATATGAATCACCAACACAGCCAGAACCTGAACCTGAGCCAGTAGTAGAGCCTGAACCTGCTGTTGAAACAAATACAACTGAACCAGAACCAACAACAGAGCCAGTAGTAGAGCCAGAACCCGTAGTTGTAGAGCCTACGTTTGAGGAAACGTATGTGGATAACTTTGTGGATAGTATGATTGCTGATTCTTATGCGTTTGAAGATTTAACGACATACGATGAAGAGGAAACTATGTTCTTTGAAGAGCCTCAAGAAACATTGATGTTTGATGACCCTATGGAAGATATCTTAATCATGGATGAGGAAATCTACGATCCTATTGTAGAAGAACCTATGCATGAAGAGGAAATAATCTATGAGGAAATCTTTGAGGAAGAGTTGTTTGCAGAAGAGATGTACGAGGAAGAGATATTAGATGAATACTATGAGGAAGCAATACTTGAAGAGGAACTCGTAGAGGAAGAAGTGTCTGTAC